GAGTAACCTCCTGAGACGCTGCTTGCAAGTGAGTCCTGGAAGTGGTGGATGCTGTAACCTGCATACCATGTCCCAGACTTGTTTTCTTCTCCCGAGTTAGAGGTGTCGCCGTACCAGAAATAGATCGTCGTGTCCCCTGATGCGGATAAGTCGCAGTTTACATAAAATATGGCCTCAGAGCTAGAAAAGGCAACACACTCATGCGCAAGCTGATTTGCACCATCTGCATCGCTTGTAAAGCAGACGCTGTCCCCGTCGTCCCCTTCAAATAGATGAGGGTGATTTGTCGAGTTGAATTTGATGAAGACCGGGTAGTTGGAAACTGCAGAGGAGATATAGGCGTCCGCATTCAGGGTGATCTCACGACAGTAGGCAAATGCCATCTAGCTTTGCTCCGGGCTATTCCTTTGTAAGGCCTGTATCAAAATAGCCGATTGGAATTAGATTTTTTACTTCGTTTAGTTTGGCGGCATATTGGGCATCTGTGATGAGCCCCATCTCAAGGTAACTCTTCCACTGCTCAAGCTGGGGGATTGCATTTAGGAACTTCTGCTCTTCCGTCTGCTCCGGCTCCGTCGGCTTTATGTCCTCTTCAGAGATTTCTATCGCTTCAGTTATTGGGGAAAAACTATCCTTTGTATCAAAGAACACGGCCTTCTCATAGACGAACTGCTTCATCTTGGCCTCATCAGAGACGTCCTGTATGGGGTATCTCGTTGTGCGGATGTTCCCCAGATCCGTCCTAAAAGTTATGAGGACGAAATCTGAGACCTCGTTCTTTTCTGTAAGGATCTTCTCGATGTTAGTTATCTGAACCATTTATTCCCCTCATGCTGCCCTTGCAAATGTTACTGTTGCGTTCACCTGGAGAGAATCGCCATCTCCAACGTTCTTAGTCGCGGAGAGCTTTCCCCTAAGGAGCATGTTTCCGGTTGATGCAGCATCAAAAACTCCAATCTCGTTTATTGCAAGCGTCCCGGTAAATGAGAATGTTTTTGTCACCTTGAACTTGTAGTCCGCCTCGTAGCTGCATGTGCCTGCCGCCCTTGCCCCGCCGTTTGTAGTTATTTCTGTAATCAGTGCGGTCTGGTCGTTGGCCTCATCAGTAGTTCCTGAGCCTAGCGCAACGTACTGCATCTTGTCAGTTGACACTCCACCAACTAGCTTTGCTATCATCTCAAGCCCTTTGTTTACAACCGTTACCATCGTTATCCTCCTCGCTGTCTAGTTTTATGATTTCGATTATCTTCCCTTCTCTGTCCCTGTGGACGAGCTCCAACTCAATTCTTGTCTTAAGAGGGATTTCCATTAGAATCCTATCCTGTTTAATCTTGTGATTTTTTTCATGATTTCCTCTGCAATCCTGTCCGGATCGCCTGCTCCGTTGACATTGATCGTGACTGAAATATTGCCTTTCCCCCCTCTCAACGCCGAAGGGTCTTTGAAAGCAAGAATGTTATCTTCAGGGTGAAACTTTACGATGTCCCCTCTCTTTGTGATTAATGCGTCAGGGACGGGTATTGGCGCAATATGATTCCCTGGAAAGGGTTCATCTGAAGAGCTGTGCCCATCTGAAGTAATAGACCCAGAAATGAAAGTCCTGCATCCTCCACCGCCACCGCCGGAAGATCCTATCCCAAAAGAGGCCAATGCGCTCTGCACCGAGCTTATTGCACTACTCATGGCGTTTCCAAACTGGCCGGTGATTGCGGCTGTGGATGAAGTTGCGGCCTCCTGAAGCTTTAGATATTTCTCCATCAGCTGGCTTTCCTGTGTGGCCCTCCTCTGTGCATTAATCTGCTCAAGCTGTGCATCGGTGTTGGCCTTAGTTGTCTTTGTGTTGTCCTTCTGGACTTCGTCAAGCTGGACTAATCTCGGGGTCATGCTTTTCTCTGCCTCTACCTGATTGCCCGCATAATCCCAAAGTGCAGAGCCTCCTGGATTTATCACCCTCATGCCGAGGGCCATGATCTGGTCAAGCTTCAGATCTTTGATAATGGCATCTATCCTGGAGAGGGCGTCCTCTATCATCTCAAGGATGTATGAAAGCCTGTCAAATCCATCGGCAAGCCTAGTAACCCCCTCCTCAGTTGTAGTGACGCCTGTTAGTTTGATTATAATGCTTCCAAGTGTCTGCCCCAGCTCCACTGCATTTACCAGAAGTTTTCCAAAAGAGTCGATGAGAGGCTGGAGCTGACCCGAGTCGATCATGTTTGAGATTGTAGTCGCTATGTCTTCCCATGCCGGTGCAAGAGCTTCAGTAAGCTCGTCCCCAAAGATCTTTTTTAAGTTGTCAATCTGATTTCGGAAATTGGCAAAGATTCCCGAGGGGGAGCTCCTCAAAGCCTCAGCACTTCCGCCAAATGATTTTTCTATCTGCTGGGCAAGGTAGTCCATCTGCTGGCCAGCCGTCATGGATTTCATTTTGATTGCATCAAGCTCTACCCCTGCCTTTGACAGGGACACTATGCTCCCTTCAAGAGCCGATGTGATCTGATTGGAGGCATCTTCAAGACTAATACCCTTTGCAGCGGCAAGCTCCTCTGCAGCAGATAGGAGAGTTAGTGATCTATTGTAGTCCTTTGTTGAGCCCAGGAGATTGTTGAATGCCCTTCTTATTGAAGCGTCATCCATTGCTGTCATTTCTTCGTGCTGGAGTATTATCTCGCCTATTGCATCTGAGTATGACTGCATACCGGCATTTTTCAGTAGATTTTCAGTCTGGGATTCCAGTTTTGACTGCTCAAGGGACAGCTTTATCATTTCCTGGGTGAGGCCCGCAACTGCGTTTACTGCCTGAGTTGCAAGATTTGCCACTAGTATTTCTGCTGCCGATACCGCAGAGCTTGCAAGGCTAGAAAATGCCCCGCCAACTTTGGATGCACCCTTCTCCAGATTCCCAAGGGCGCTGTTTACATTTTTCAGCGGTGCTGATGCCCTGTCCTCAGCCGTGACTGTTATCCTAACGTTTTGGTCTGGCATGGTGCTCTTTTCTCTTCCTGATCAGTTCCTCGGATTTTGCCCTTTTCTCATCTATCGTGTCCGCCTCCGGATTCTGGTACAGCATATACCCCCTTACCAATCTTCTTTTCTCGAGGATCGTAAGCTTTGGAATGTCCCATACCATATACCCGATAAAGTGGAGTATCTGCTCCTCAAGGAGCCTTGCCTTTGTTTCCTGGTCTAGGGCGAAAGGATTCCTTGATGTCGCTTATCTCAAAAAGCTTCTCAACTGCTCCTGCTATTGCCCCGTCCTTGCCGTACTTTCTTATCTCGTCAGCTGTGATTTTTGGCTCGGCTATGTGGGCCGATAGTATCTCGTATCCCTTCTCTGGATCCGTCAGAAGTTTAATCTCCCCTTCAGGGAGCGGGATGAGTTTTACCTCTTCGCCAGGACTGAGCTCAACTGTTATCGCTTTTAGCCCGCCGCTTTCGTCCCTCTCATGGAGGAAGTAGGATTTGCTTACTATTGCTATTGCATCACCTACCAGTTGGTCTTTGCGACCGGCGCCTCCCACAGTACTTCTGATACAGCAGTGGCTGAGAATGAAAACTTGTAGCTGAGCTTTGTGTCAAGAGGGAATGATGCCGAGTAATCACCGAATATGCATTTAGAAAGCGTGATTTTTGCAGAATCAGCGGTCTCGTTTACATAGCCTTTGTCAATGACTATGTCCTTTGGCGAAAGTGTTTCTCCTATTGAAGTCCCTCCCAGGACTAGCTGCTCAATTTCATTTGCCGTGGCCGTATCAGGGATGTAGCATGTCAGCGACCCGCTTACTGCCTCGAACTTGCCCGAGTATGCTGTTGATGGAGATCTTGCTGCAAGCCCGTGCCCAACGTCAACTGATCGTGATATGGTAAATTCAAGATCTGTAATGTATGTTATCCCGGCAATTTCGCCGATAGTATATGTAAACTCATGAGGTTTCCATGCAGTGGCATCGTCAAGGGTCACGGTGGCAGGTGCTGTGAACTCTGTCCCGGCTATCCCTAGATCCTTTCCTACAATCTCAAGCGCCCCTGAAACTGGATCGTTCAATCCCATTTTGAAGGACAGGCTCTTTGCGTAGCAGCCGGCCATCTGGACTATCTTATCGTTTGCCCCTTTCATGAGAAATGAGGTAGTGAAAGGTATGGGCGTTCCCGATGGCGTGATGGTCCAAGTGTATGGTGCCTGCGCATCTGATCCGGATATCCCGCCAAGCATAAGTGCAAAGGGCATTGAATTGTTGTAGACAAAATCAATCTTTGCCGATGGCTTTGCGGTATGGTATGAAATCTCTGAAGGGTAGGCATTTGCTGCAGGATTTACCGCTGTTATCTGATTTTCCACGCTGTACTCGTAAGAGCTGTCAAGCCCTATAATCTCATCAACTGCTGTAGTCGGTGCAGTCGGGTCGACTCCCGTCCCCCATGTGCTTTCCTTTTTTACAAAAACGTCTCCTTTTGTGTATGACATAATTTTCACCTAAGTGTCCCGTACCAGGCATGGTACGTCTATCTTCATTGAATTGACAGAAACGCCGTTCCTCTCAGTTGCTGCTAGATCGAAACTGATGGTCCGGCCGTAAAAAGATCCAAAGTAATCGCAGGTATTGGCCCCGTTGATATCCTTGAGATTCGGATTGGCGATGACTGCCGCTATTATCCCTTGGTAGATTGCGTCAAGCTGCGATGAACTTGTGGTCTGCTCCTCAAAGATCACAAACCTGACATAGAACTCGCTCTGTTTGTTTGGGAAAGAAAGTGAAACGGAATCTACATTCCCGGCAATTAGTTCTATCGATACTTCAGGGGTCGATGCCGAAGCTGAGAGCTTTGCCGGCCTAGTCCACGTTTTAACAGAGGACAATCCACTGGCCGCTGCAAAGATCCTCTCCACATTAGCCAGAAAAGCAATTGGTGCAAAGCTCATACAAACACATATTTCATTGATGCTCCGAGAGTCTTTTTGATGTCCTTCATCCTGGAATACCATTCCTTCCGAGTCTTTGACTCCTCGCTTGATTCCATTTCAACGGAGTAGACAACATCGGCATGCTGTCTTGTTGCAGCGCTTCCGCTTGCCTTGCTTTCTGAAAAGCTTGCATGGAGGTATTTCACGGCCGTAAAGAGAGTTGAGTATTCAGAGGCGAGCATGCCCTCGTTTGAATCTTGAGCATAGCCGTAAGTAATCGATAGGGTGGCCTTGCTTTTTCCCTGTATCCATGCTGAAGCTTCTGCCTGCGAGGTAAGGATGATCTCGCCATAATCAAGAATTGCATATGATGGGGTGACTGAAATCCCATCAATTGTTAGCGAAGTGAGTGATGCAAGGGGCGCATAGTCTTCAATATAGTAAGCATTTCCTTTCAGGATGCCGTAATGCTCAAAGTCATTGTTTGTTGAAATGAATCTCTTTGAAACGTCTATTGATTGGCTTGTCAGGGTCTGCAGTCTGAATTTCTTTCCAGTATAGCTCTCGATGTCGTTGTCAGCCTCATCAAGCCAGGAGTTTTTGATATCTGTAGGATTTACTCCAAGAAGCTCGGTCACCTTCTTAGGGCTAGAGTAGTTGTTGTATCCTGCATAATAAATTGCTGTTTTGATGTCTGCCTTGTGGTCCTGTGAGATATCATTTAGGAGAGAGCATGATGTCCCTGTTGGGGCGATCAATATGCAGGCCACATCAGTTAGCGCATCAAGCAGAGAGACAATCTCACCGATAGTGTCCTTTGTAGATTCAGAGAGATTGTAGGATGTGGTCGAGCTGCCAATAGTGATATAGAATACTCCGGATTCCTTCCAAACGACTGCTGAAGTTTGCGCCCCGGTGTATTGGATTGAAAATGCGTCCATCAAACTACCCCTAGCATCTTTAGTATCAATGTGAAACCAATTCCCGCCATGGCAATCTCCAGGAGTATCAAAGCCCCTTTGGCCTTGTTCTGCCAGTCTTCAAGGTCGTTTACCCGCTGGCAGAGGGCGGATATTTCAGATTTCTGATCGCATGCCCTTTCCTTAATCCAGGTGACATCATTCTCTATCCGGGCCAGGGTCTGCTTTATCTCCATTATAGCCTCCGTTATTGCTGGCAGGTCCATTGGTTTTCCTCCTAGAGTTTAATCCGCCAAAAGTTCAGTAGCCTTCGGCCTTCCAGTACCCGTCCACGCCGTCGTCTGTAACTATGGTCACAGCACTTCCTGCGCATGGGAGCGTCTCATTGACAGTGACAGGGCTTGCGCTTACTGCAGACCCCTTGTGCGTGAAGGTTATGAATTCACATACTGTAAGCCCGGTGTTTATGTCCCCGCCTGTGTCGCCTGAGCCGTTTGTGTATGTGCCGTAGACCACACGCTTATCCCCTGATTTGCTGTATCCTGTGATTGCGCTTGCAAATGCCATTTAGACCGCCTCCTTCTGGGTGCTTCTTTTTGCCTTTGGGATATTTCCAAGATCCACTCCATCGATTACTGTGAATCCGCCCTTTTCCCTGAACATCTTTATGTCCTCAGCGTTTTCGACCTTGGCCTCCCTGTTTGGTCCTGTAAATGAGTACCTTAGGCCAGATACGCCCTCGTAGCATACATATGTCTCGGGTCCGTTGTATCTAATCTTTGCCATCTGATCACCAGAAAAAAATAAAGAGGATTATTTCAATCCCCTGATCTTACCCTGAGCTCCAAATCTATCGCACCAGATCTCGCCGACCCATGTGAATACCCCTTCCTTTCCAAAGGTGTTCTGGACAAACGGATCAGTTGTCTCCATGTAGGTTATCGGCTTTAGCGTTTCAAGGGAGATGTGGTCAAGGTCCAGGATGTAGATTCTGGATATTGTGTCCTTGACTACGTTGGTGGATCTTATTATTGGTATGCCGTTGAATGTTGCTACAGGGATGCCAGCTTCCTTTCCTCTGACCTTTATTCCCTCAACAGTGAATTCGACATATGCGTCAGTTGGGTAGGTCTCCTTTGGCCTCTCAAGCTGTGCAATCCTTGCGGCAGTGTCGTAACCTGTGAGTATGACCTTGTTCTTGTCAGAATCCCAGTAAGGCTCGCATGCAGCAATAACGTCGTCGATTAATCCTAGCGTGAGTGTCCTGTCAGTTTCAGTCCCAGCTGAACCGGCATGGCTCACTTGCGCATCGGTCCATGTAGCGGCTGCATCCCTGTCAAGGCCGTAGATGTCCGCCTCGTTTGACCCAAGCTCTGTATCAAGCTCGGAGTAGGAGGCTATTGCCCTATCAAGCGGTGTTATGATGGTGCCGTCTGTTGCCGCCCCGTCTGCATCTGCCAGTATGTTCCTGTTCAAGGTGTTCTTGAATTCTGATGCGGTGTAGTTTATGATGTCTGACCATTTTACTGTGTCGTCCTTTCCCTCAAGGAGCATTTCAATTTCTGATATGTTTGTTGCCCTTGCAATCCTGTGGGGCGATACCCCTATCTCTGCAAATGTCGGCTTTAGTGTTTCAGGGATTGCGCCAGTTTCTGTTACGTTCCCTCCTGAAGTAAGCCCTGCTGCTGTGATTGCCCTGTATCCTGATTTGCTCCATGCCCTCTTTGGAAGTATGGAAAAGGCGTTTGCCTCTGTAACGACCTGGGAGTTCAGTGTGGCTCCGTAAATGACGTTTCTTACGCCGGTAGTTGATGTAATGACGGGGGCGTCAGATTTCTTTAGCTCAAACCTTTCTATCTCCTCGTCAAGCTCGCTCATCCTCTTTGCCTTCTGGAGGATCTTCACATCGAATCCTGAATCCTTTAGCGGCCTCCAGTAGTAGTGATTTAGCATCTCTTCGTAACTGTTAAACATGGGTGTTGCCATTTTGTTCACCTTTATCTGAATTTTATTTTGGAAAGTGTTTTGGATATCTCTTCGGCAGTGGGCTCCTTCTCCTCTACGGCGTGCGATTTCTGCACAGCAATAAACTCGTCCTTTAGCTCTGCCTTGATTTCATCCTTCATTTTTGTCATGTCAACAAGAATGCCTTCTTCTTTTTCTTCGGGCTTCTTGGCCTCTTTTTCGATCTTTGCTTCCTCTTTTTCCTCGAACTTTTTCTTGAAAAGCTCTGTAATTTCGCTGATCTTTGCCAAGGTCTCGCTCTTGTATGCCTCAAAGTCTGCCTTTGTTAGGAATTCTTGAGCGGGAGCCTTTGCATCTGATTTCTCTGTTTTTTCTTCAGCCATCTGATTACCTCGTTTAATAATATCAAACTCTGCCGCAGGATTTGCCCCGGCATTGCATATGGTCACAGCCGAGAGGTTTATGTCGGAGACTAATCTCCCACAGTATTCTTCCCGGGTGCATGGCCTTGCCTTTAGGACGTTCCCAGCTATTGAGTATTTCTTGTACTGTCCCATTGAGATTGCCTTTCTGATCTTGACACAGTATTCGGTGTCGTCCCAGACCCTTGCAAGGACGAAAAGCGCTTCCTTTCCTTCAACTAGATTCTGAAACTTGGACAGCTCTTGGGGCTCTGGAGGCCTAACTTCTGTCTTATACAATCTGCCACCGACATCTGCCGCTTCAAGTATCTCTCCGACTATGTTATCTGAATGGTCCACTGTGAGCCTTGCCCTCCTCAAAAGCTGCGGAAGCGCCTTTCTCACAGCATCAATAGTTATTATGTCCCCCTGGACATCAAGTATTTCCATGGACGCTGGGCCAAAGATATACATGTCCTTTTTGTCGTCCATCTTCGAAAACTCGCCCTCAAATGTAAACATTGTAATCACTTCCTCCCGTCAAAATAGTCTGCAATCCTTTTGTTGAGCCTAGCAATCATTTCGTCAAGCTCCTCCATTGCAGAGTTGTAAAGGTACTGGGTCCGTGTCATCTTCCTTTTCATAGGGACGCCAAGAGGTGGAGGCTCGACGTATTTGGCGTATTCAACGTTTGCAGAAGCAGTTGCGCCTGATTCCGTTTTCATCCCCATGATGGACCTAGCAAGATTTCCCGTCCTGTAAGGGGCCCTCTTCTTTGCCTTGTTTGCCGTACCTCTAGCCCACCTGCTGAACTCGTCCTGAATCATCTTCTTTTCCTCAGCAGGGTATTTGGAAAATATCTCCTCAAGACCGCCGGTGTTTACGTCAATTGAAATCTCTATCATGCCCCTTCATACCCCTCCGCTATGTCCTGGTCTGAGCGGTATTCATAGTAGCACCTGCAGTGCGGGTGAAAAGGGATCTTACCTTCAGGGAGATTCTCATCTATCTTATGCCACCCCTTCTCAGAGGCTTCGGCGCAGGACTCGCACCCGTACCCATCATCCCTGAAGATCACCCTTCTCTCAGAATAGCCAAGCTCCTTTGCGGCGGCATTTCCAGACTCAATGAATGCCCTAGTGCCCTCGGTCCTTGCCACCATCCTCCAGTAATAAGAGTCCCTAGTCCGGAAGTATTCGGAGAGCCTCTTGACTACCCTTGTCCAGTTGTAACCTTTGAGCGCCTCCTCTTCAATGATCTGGAATATCTTCTTTCTTTCATTTTCTGTCCATGATTTCATGAATGGGGTCTCGTAATTCTCAAAGTATTCCTCTAGGTATGCAAGCGCATAAGGATCAAGGTCTGATTTCTTGAGCTTCCTTGAGTATTCCCTAGATATCTTCATGTATCCATCCTGGAAGATGGGAAAGAGATAATGCTTGACCGTTGCATCAAAGGCCTTTGCTGAGTCGGATATTTCCGATTCAATCTGCCTTGAAAGCTTGGTCCGGTCAATATTTTGTGATTGTGAATCTATAATTTTCTGGACGTTTTTCTCGTATTTTCGTGCAATTGATTCGAGCGCTTTCTTTATGTTGTCAAGCAGTTCATCTGGGATGTAGTCGTGCCACTGTGATTTCTGGGATTTTGCAATGCTCTCTTTTTCGGTTGCACTCTCAATCTTTTTCGGAGGCTTCAGAGAACCGTCATCATTGAACTCAACTTCAAACCCCAATCTGGCATAGATGGCAACAGTTTCTGCCCTGATCTTCTCTATCTCTGCATCCTCACAATCATCTGCAATCTCAACTTCCTCAAAGTCAAAGTACCAGTCTGTTATCCCAAGCTCCCTTGTGAGGACTGTGTTCAGGGGCTCTGTGAAGACCTTCATCCAGGCTTTGGTCGTGTCGTGCTGGACCTCTACCTGGAGGCCTGGATTGTTTCCAGCCTTCCCTGATTCGACAGAGCCTGCAAATACCGGCATGACCCCGTGGCATGAGAAGACAAGATCCCGGTAGTACTTGTGCCACTCCAGAGCCTCAAGCTTTGAAGGATCATCAAGGACATCAAAGACCTTCAGATCTCCGGGGGAGGACAGGAATAGATTAGTAATCTTTTTCTTGAGCTTCCTTGCAGCTTCTTCAAGCTCCTTTATTCTGCCCCCTATCGCCTCGACCTCGGTCTGGGTGGTGCCGCCGAATGCGAAGATCTTACCGAGTTTTCCCTTCTCAAAGGTGTCCAGATTGAATAAGTCTATCTGGTGGGCCGATTTTACTTGATTTAGGCATGATAGTATTATCGGTGTGCCGTATTTGTCCGGCAGTATCCTGTTGAAATGCCCCTCAATGATTTCCTTCTTAGAATAGCGCCTTGTTACCGAGTCTCCGTGGAATAGGGCATATGAAGTCTCCCATAAGGGGATCTTGTGATTCTTACAGATGCCATGCTCCTTGGAAAAGCTGTCCTGTTTTTCTTCCAGATTGCAGATGGGGCAGAAATATCCGTATTCGTTGTCCTCTGGCTCAATCTTTCTGATAAGAAGTCCATTCTCGACAAACAATGCCAATGGCCTTTTGGAAAGGATCATCTTGCCGGATTTGTTTTGCCCAATGTAGGACACTGAGATGTATGCATCGTCAATCGAAAGGACCCATTTTAGATAGGATCTTATTATCTCGTAGAGGTCCACTTCAGGATTTGGATTGTCAATAAAATTTGTAAAGGCCTTCTTTTGCTCTGGATCCGGCTCCTTCAGATCGCCACCGCATATGCACCTTCCACTTTCAGGCTTCTGGTCGTAGGTCTGCCAACAGGATGTGCACTTGTAGTTGAAAAGTGGCCTAATCTCCCAGGGCGTGTTTGTGACTTCCCTTATGATTGCGTTGTGAACCGGCTGCACGAGAGGGGATCTCTGGCAGTGCTGGAAAATTGATTCCTTGGAGATGTTTTCAAAAATAGAGTCCGTTGTTTCTGCAATATAGATGTTCCCTTCCCTTCCAGAGAGGTACATCTGCTTTTGGAGGGAATCAATCTGGGATTTCATTGAACTTATCTGTTTTGTCAGTGAAATGGGATTAATCCTATCGAAAAAACGTCACGTAATACTGTAAAGTGTACTAAAAATTTATATGATTTTTGGGAGAGCCGGCATACGATATGGAAAAAATTATTTTTTCCCTATTTTCACTATTTTTTTCCATATCCTTATATATGGGGAAAACAATAATTATTCGGGGATAAAATGAACAAAAAAATAATAGGGATGTTATTGGTGTTTACAATATTAACTGTAACTCTTGGATGTGCTTCTGGACCCACACAAACTACTAATACCGGGACAAATACACAATCAGAAGAAATCTTAGTTGTTATTGATAAGGCTAAATCTTTCGTTGATGACTACTATATATCTGAAACTACAAAAAGCAATTGGAATGCCGGAGAGGGAAAATGTTTTTTTGGCTTGTATGTCATTATTGAGAACATTAATTGTGACAAAGCTATATCTACCCACCCATGGGGATTTGAAATCACAATAGACAATGTTGTATATGACCCAACAACATATATTGGGGCAAATGAATTAGCTACAGTTGATTTATTGAAAGGTGGAAAAACTGAAGGTTACATAGTTTTTGAGATTCCTAAATCCTATATGGAAAAAGGATTTGAATATTACATATTATATACCCCCCTTTTGAGTGGCTATGGTTGTGACATTGGATATAAATTTATTGAATCAGAAACCCCGCCAATTAATCAAGAAAAAGAGGAAACACTCACAAATGAACCCTCATTATTTGTAGGCACTGGAAACAAGATTGTATCGTTTAATGCTGCCGGGACAGGTACAAGAACTTTTACTATGAATCATATGGGGGATACAGGTAGTTTTAAAATAGTACTTTATGATGGCCAAGAGAAATACGTTTCTACATTAATAATGTCCCGTGGTCGTGAAATTGATAGCCAAAAATCTGAAAAACTGACTCCTGGAAAATACTATCTTGATGTCACGGCCTCAGGATATTGGACGATCGAAATCCAATGAAGAAAGAAAAAATTGAAATTAATTATTTTTCCTATTTTTTTAATATGACTGGAATATCTATTAAAGGATCCTTTAACATTCCCATCTTCTGTTAAAAGAAAACGCCATTTTTTTTAATAGAAACTACCTTTTGGCAAATTTTTTCTTGTAGTGGTAAACCGTGGACATGTCCCAGTCCGGGCCCAAAAGATTTGCGGTCTTCCTTAAGGACTTCCCGTCCTCAAGGTGCTTTCTGCACATTGCTATCTGCTGCTTTGTAAACTTGGATCTTCTCCCTCTCAGAACATCACCATCCCAGGCACCCTTGCGCTGATTATGGGCCCGTAGCATGCTAGGGCAAGCGCATCTGCAAAGTCGGGCGACTTTTCGGGATCGACTATCTGGAGCTTTCCGGAGCTGTCATACTTGTATTTCATGGCAGATAGCTCAGCTATGAGCTTTGTATGATTTGGAATCTTCGGGATCATTATCTCATGGCGCTCAAAGAGTCCTCTCAAATTCCAGTACATCTCCGCCTTCTTGTTCCTAAAGTCCTCAGTTTTGCTGCAAGGGGATTCTGCAACATTTACGCCCACAACTGGAAATCCAAGCTCCTTTAGTCTGTCATGCACACCTGCTCCAACGCCGATGACGTCAACCATTATCTTTTCAGGGATGCTCTTCCTGAAGCTTTGGACGCTCCAACCGCAGAGCTCCATCAGCTCGATCTTTGAGAAGAAATCAATCTGGCGGACGGTGAATTTGTTGTTTACGTGCTCAACATTTACAAGGACAGAATAATCGTTTCCCATCCTGGCGACATCAAATCCTGCATACCTTGCTCCGTGCTCTTCTGATTCAGGATTTACTAATGCCTTCTCTATCCATCCAAGCGGGATAAGGGTGTCCTTGTCCATGGGCGGGAAGTTACCTAGGACATGGATCTGGAAGAAGGGGCTGTCGCCCCCATAGTCCTCCTCCATCTGGGATATCCACTGCTTTGACACCCTGGGGCTCAGCCGCCCGTCAAGATGGAATGTCTTCCAGTTTGCGCTCTTTGAGTGGAATATGTCGTAGAAGAATCCCTCCGGCCTAGTTGGATTTCCAATAAGTAAGATCTTTGAGGAGTTCACGCCCTCCTGGGTCTGTGTCCCTTCGATTGCCTCAAAGATTTCATCCGGCACTCCAGAAGCCTCATCCACTATGAACATTAGGTAAGGAGCATGGAATCCCAGCATGTTCTCCTTCCGGTCCGATGCCCTGCCTATCATGGCCCAGTCGTCACCGTAGCTGCCGTCAGGTCTAATCATCAAAACCTCTGCATCCCTTGGCGGGAGATAGAGAAAAGGTTTCAGGATAGGGGCCTTAGAGATGTTTGCCCGGATTTCCTTCCATAGTATCCTCTGGACCTGCTGCCATGTAGGGGCGGTCGTGACGACTATTGATTTCGGCCTTGTAACGAAAAACCATAGCCCCAGTTTTGCTGCCGTCCAGGTCTTGCCGGGGCCGTTACCGCTCCTGACTGCTATCCGGTCATGGCTTGCAACTGCCTCAAATATCGGCTTCTGGAGCTCATCTGGGCTCTCGCCAAAGCAGTCGATGGAAAATCTTACCGGATCGTCTATCCAGGATTTAAGAAGAGGCTTAAGCTCCATGCTCGCTCACGAATCAGAGGATGCTATTCTGGCTGCTGCTATCTCTGCATACTCTCTTTCAAGCTCTATCCCTATCCATCGCCTTCCAGAAAGCTCGCACGCTATAGCCGTGGTGCCGCTCCCAAGGAAGGGGTCCATGACGGTGTCGTTAGGCCTGGACCCAAGGACAGTAAGGTAGGACATGAGCTTTAGGGGCTTTACAGTAGGGTGGTAGTTGTGGCGCTCCCTCTTGTTCCTTTTTTGCGGGATGTCAATAGACTCCTCATTCTCGCACCACCTCTTAGGCTCTATCGATTCGCACCCCTCCTCCTTTTCAGATCTAGAAGGCTTTTTCACAAAGAGGAAAGGGAATCTCTCTCTGACATTTTCAGGGAGCATTTCAATTCTACCCTCAAAGAACAAATCGAGATCGAACATGTATGAGTCGGGGCCAAATACCCCATCGCATGCCAATAGATTTGATGGGAACCTTGGAAATCCGTCCTCAGCTGGGATTGAGCAGTCAGAGAGCCATGTTATTCCCTTGCCGTTCTTCATGGCCTGGTCGGTGTAGCTCTTCTCGGATAGCGGCTTCATTGCGACTATTATGACCTCAACTGCTGGCTTAGGTTGGAATCCTGCATAGCCTCCGGAGAATCTTTTTGCTTCCTCTGATGCAGGGGCTGTGAACTCAACCTCTCTCCTCCCGTCAACGTAGTGGCTGCCCCAGCAGAGTGCGGACCTCTGCCTTCCGGGGATGTCGATTGGCTCCCTTTTCAATCCTAGCCTCTTGTCGATGACCTTGGAGATGTCAAGCGCCTTGGGAAATCCTGAATGGTATGCCCAGAAGATGGGTGTGAAACCTATCTCAAATCCAGCTTTCAAAAGATTCTCAGCCATCTTTGAAAGGCAGTCAAGCCTCGGAGCGCTCATGACAAATGCAAATGATCCCGGCTTTAGCAGTCTTATGCACTCCTCCCAGATCTCAAGTTTGGGCACCGCCCTGTCCCAGTCTTTTCCTAAAAAAGAATAGCCGTATGGGGGGTCTGTCAGCAATAGATCAATAAATTCTGATGGCATCTCCTTCATCACCTCAAGGCAGTCGCCCTGGTAGATCCTGCCGGAGCCGTTCTCAAAGAATGGGCTCAACTCTGATTATCCCTCTCCCTGTGGATCTCCTCTATTATGGCGGAGAGATTGATTGTGACCTCGCTCTCCTTCTCTCTCGATTTTGGCGTCAGTCTGTACTCGGAAAGCCACTTCCTTATCGATTCACTCACCTGATTTATGTCAACGTCTTCGCCGGATAATAGCCTTGGGAGCAGTATGCACTTCTGGCATACCAGGGCAAGAGATATCTGGTCTGCCCCAATCTCGTCAATCTCAAAGCTCTCTATGATGTGCCTGTAAAGCTTTGAATAGAGCTTTCTTTCCTTCTCCCCTAAGGACTCCCTGGATATCTTCAATAATCCCGTCATCTTCTAGCCGTGGTAGTCCGTCCCTTCATGCTTAGGTATCTCAAAGGTATCGTATAAAACGCCCCCAAGGACCCCCGTCATGAATCCCTTGTCATAGTCAAAGACAAGCTGGATCTTCCTGTCCAGCCTTGTTAGAATCAATCTGCCCTCGGTGTCAACTGCGACATTGAAGTTGTCCCGGTCTATTGAGGTGAGTATGCCGTCAGATAAAGGAACTACAACAAGATTGAATCCGCCGGTGCACTTTTTTGGGCCAAGGGGGAGGTGCTGCCTGACAGAGTAGACAAATCCTTCATCGCCCTGGCTATGCGAAACATCAAGCACGAGCCTGTTCTTGGCCCTATCTCTTAAGCCCGTATCGCTTCCTCCCAAGATTTGAAAAGCAGACGGGGCAGGTAAAGTTATGCTCCGCCGGATGCTTTATCGTGTTGCCGCATGTCCTGCAGTAAAGCGGTCCGGTGTCGCAGTCTGGGCATTTGAGCTCCAACCCGCATTTAGCGCACCTATGAATCTTTTCTTTCCGCTCGATAGCTACCGCATCCTTTGCTGCAAAGCCTAACGTAATGGAAGTGGACTTTTCTCCCCTCAAAATAAACGCTTGTTGCAGGCTCGCCGTTTGTCAGTGTGCACTTGATAGTCGGGAGGATCTCACCCCTTGACCTGCATATTGGGCACAAATGCTCATGTATCAGGAACGCTCCGCAGTGAGGGCATCTCTTCTTATCCTTTGGATAGCCGGTCGACCTGCAACTGGGGCATTTCATCAGGCATCAGACCTTGTTACAACCGCTCCCGCAGTCTTTGTTAAAGTCTGGGCAGGATACAATATTCCCATGCGAGTCGTATTCGTTTTGCGGGCTTGTGTACCCTGAATCACCGCATCCCGGATAAACCGTGCCGTGTTTTTTGCACCCGCATTTTTGATATATGCCTATAATTGGCCCTTCCCTGGCTTTCTTTAGGGATTCCTCGTCATCCTCTCCTTTGAATCCGGTGGCGTTGTATATATCATTTGCAACATTCAAAAGCCAGGCAGCTGGGTCTTGTTCCCTGTGCATCTGCCACAAGTATTCTTGACCAACAAGTTTGCCAATATCCGTATATATCCTAAGTGTCCTTCTGGCCCAATGCGGCAGCTTGAAAAGAACATCAACATTTGCCTCCAGATATTCGGACAGCAGATTCTTTCTCTTTATGAGTTCAGTGTATGCGTTGATTGCATTGTCCATTGAATCTTTTGATCCGGACGCCAAAAGATACATGGCCTTCTTGTATTTGGCCCAGTCGACTTCATCCTTTTCCAGTGCTTCACGACCCCCGTATTTTACCAAGAGCTTCCGCATTAGATCTCTTGCTTCGTCCATCTGTTCTTTGGTCACGCCTGTTGTGTAGTTCGCATCGAACTCCTGGCCTACAGTATCGCTTGCTTTCGCCCATTCTATATCTACGGGCATGGGATTTCCTCCAACACGTTTGGCGTGCCAGGGTCAGCCCACCTTTTCATCCTCCCGATCTCAATCCAGTCGCCTTCTGTTATGAAGACGGAATTGCCTTCAGAATCGGCGATGGTGCAGCTATCTACCTCTTCGCCGTTGTGGATTGAAGTCGTGCTAAAGAAGGTTCTCAAACTTCCCCCTTCTTTTCGGCATAGTTCCATTGAAATAGAGTCCTGCCCTTTTCCCAGATGGCCCGGAACTCATTTTCGGTCACGGCGTCGTCATAGAGCGCCTCATCGACCGTCTTAAAAAACTCGGCGAGCTCGTGGATCTTAGTCTTCACAAGCTCCCACCCTGCAAAGGCCCCTATACCAAGACTGATCAGATACGGGAGGATCTTCGCAAGAACCTCAAAAACCTGTATGTCGGACATCTAAAGTCCTCGATGTCCAATATTATACATTAGTGTTTAAAAAGATTGTCCTTATTTTTATATTGGTATTCAAAAATCTCATCATGGCAATATGTATTACGAGGTGAATCAGGGCAGTTCTTATTTCAAGGTGTGAATCGAATATTACATTAGAAAATTGTTCAGTCTAACACGCTAAAAAAATAATTTTATACTTTTGCATTATTTCAAGAAAGACACTCATTTCTAGAAATTCTTATTTTATTGCGACAATTAGAGGTATTATTATTAAATAATTAATAATATGTCTAAACTAAAGAGAATATTATATTTCTGAAAAAAATTATAAAGATAAGTTTCTCTATGCCTTTAAGTTCTTTTCTTTATGTTGCTTCTCCCATGCACCTAAAGGCATTGCATATTGTTCTTCTATTCTCTCTCTATGCAAGCTATTGTAAGTGCAAAATGGAATTATTTTACCTCCTGGAGTAGCATAATGTATGGCGCATCTTTTTACTCTTTCAACGTCAAAGTTATAAGGATCCTGGAAGTGCATACATCCAATTAGTAATGCGTGGTAACTAAAGTCTGCCAATGCATCTACATCTCCTTGTTTTAACACACTCAACAAAAGTTTTTTAATATCAAGATTCTTTGGTTTCTTTTTCATGTCGATCAGATGGGGCAATTCTTTTGTTATCTTTGCAATTGCCCTTGTTTTAGTTATCTTTCCTCCGCCGTCTTCTACCTTTTCTGTCAAATCGTCAAGCAATCCAAGAAATCCATCTACATCTATGAAGTGAGTGATTGGAGTAATTTTTCCGCTATCGTCAATAAAGACATATGTAGCAACGCCGCAATGTTCGTGACACGTGAACTTGACTTGGGGTGTTTTTCTCCATGCTTCAATGAAATTAGAGAAGGAGTTGACGCTTGGTGCAGAGTAAAAGTCTTCTGCCAATATCTCTCCGTTAGTCTGCTCCTCAACAAGTTTAACGAAATCAGGAATGGTAATTCTCATTTTTTCAAGTTCTTCCTTGTTGATTCTGCCGGAAAAAGAAACCGGCTGAAAGTTTATCGCTCTAATTATGTCAATATTTCTAATGCCAAATTGTATTATATCGCCGACTTGATTATCGTTTATGCTCCTCACTAAGGTAGGCACCAAGACAACGCTTGTTATGTTAGTTTTTCTGAAATTCTCTAACGCTTGTAGTTTTATTGGGAGTGCATTAAAACCCCTATTAGCGATGTATGGTTTTTCTGTTACACCATCGAATTGCAAATATACTGTGTTAAGTCCTTTTTGTAGTAGTTCATTACAGAAATCAAGATCTTTCGCAAAACGAATTCCATTAGTTGCAACCATTACAAGTGCAAATCCTAATTTTTTTGCTTCTTCAACAATTTCAGGGAAATCGTCTCTTATTGTTGGCTCTCCCCCTGCGAATTGAACTGCCATACATGGTATAGGTTTTTCATTTCTGGCCAACTTCATCATTTCAATTAGTTCGTCTTTAGAAGGTTCAAGCACATAGCCTGTAGCCTGAGCATTGGCAAAACATATGGGGCATTTCATATTGCATCTGTTTGTGACGTCTATATTGCAAAGGATTGTCGGGGTAAAGTGATCCGCACAAAGCCCACAATCGTATGGGCATCCTTTTTTAACTTCTGTGTTTGGATTTTCTAGTTTCGGCCCATCAACATGGAATTTTTTAGCATTTTTAAACATTTTATAATCTGACCAATAAATATCCTGAAAATTGCCATGCTCAGGACAGCTCTTCTTAATGAGAACTTTGCCCTTATCTTCAACTATATCTGCATCAATGACACTGAAACATACAGGACATATCGATTTAGTTTTATCAATTAATTCTGACATATAATCCACCCATAACAAATAAATTAACTCCCGCTAGAAATGCAATAAAACAGAATATTTTAACTAGATTATTCATTTTATCGCGTTGTTCTCCAGGATGTTTTATCTGGCAGATAATTCGGTAATGAGTATCTGCACCCCCATTTTTACTTGCTCCTTCATAGTTGCGTTTTGATCAATCATGGTTTGATTTATGGCTGCAACAGTTGGCGTTGATAGTAATAAAAAAGACACAAGTAATATTAATAATCCTGCATACATGAACACGACATTGACAGATGTACCAATGTATTTCTTTGTTAAGAAGTATAATCCCATTGTTGGTAAACCCATGCTAGCTGCCAATAGAGAACTTGCAGGAAATGCATATATCCCAAAAGACATCAGTAACATGACTATGCATGCAAAAGATAATGGCAATATCCTTTTTTTATCGGTAATTATTAACTTCATTAGATTTGTAGTGTTGTGCTTGTAATACAAGAATAATAGTGTGTACCCTATGGCCAGTGCTAGTACAAATAATATTGGGAATCCTTTCATTGAGTTTGTAAATAAAAACCAGCCGCTTGAAAATTTCAATACCTGCAATGTTGCTATTGCCACTACTGAGAGCGATTTGCTATTTTTCCATCTGATCATCGGGTGGGAATAGCAGAGATTCAAGGCTATTACCAATATGTATATCATGAAAAAATTAAATCCTGATAAAAAGGCCAGTAGAGTTCCTGCGATAATAAATATTTTGATTAGTGTTACGGATTCTTCTTTTGACATTGTGCCGTTTGCAACGGCTTTCCATCGGATTTTAACTTTATTGCCTTTATCTTCTTTCAAATCAGTTAAATCATTAAATAGATATATTGCGCTAAGCCCAATGCCAAGGCCAAAGGCCGCTATTACGCATGTGATTATATTGTACTCTCCTCCAGCCATTGCAAAAAGAACGACCCCCAATATAAATTGAATGATGTTCTTTGGAGTGTTCATCGTTGCCGAATTATAGATAAGTGCTTCTCTCTTCATGATTTGAACTCCATATCGATTATCCAAACATTGTCAACTTCTTTTTCTATTGAAGCGGCAATGTATTCCAATCCTATGGGAATTAAATCAGTTAAGTGACCTAATCCCGATCTCCCTTTTGGTTTTACCAGTAAAACTTTATTATACGACATATCAATCCCATCGATAATATTCTTTTTACAACGACTACCACGATTAAATTATTTATATATGAAATTATATATTCATATATATGAAATTAAACTTTCATATTTATTTATAAAGATTTCCAATTAGAATGCTTTGTTGTATAATTCCAATCAAACGGCACTTATCTCTAGCTCGCCATTCTCTTTGCCTGACTGTGCACTAACTGTTGCAGTTGGTCATACAGCAAGAACTTCATCATC